TTCCAAGGTAAATTCCGTTTAATCCAGACACGCGCTACTCAGAGTCTGGCTGCCGGCGAACTTACTAAGTTGAATACGGGTGCAGGCGTGGACATCGGTGGTGACTTGACGTCATTTATCGTATTGCCAGGCGCTTTGGCGATGGAGTCTCTTGCTATTGAAGGAGACGTCGAGATTGAAAGAGATGCTGCGGCCTATATGGGCGGTGGTACTACTTCTATCTGGTATCGTTGGGGTTACGTATTACATCCTGCTGGTTACAACTGGGCAGGTTCACAAGATGCATTCCCATCTGATGCGGAATATCAAGACGTTATCGAAAGCGGAACTCAGAAAGCCTTAACGGCTGCAGCTGACGTTCTGGCTGCGACCAACGGTGTTTGGACTCGTAAAGCCAGTTCAGCTCTCAGCTTGGGCATCTTACCAGTATTCCACGACTAATTGATTTAGGAGAAACTTATGGCACTCGTTAAGGATACCAATTCTTACGTAACGCTGCTCGAAGCCGAAGCTTATTTGATAGATCGTCTAGACGTCCCTGCTTGGAATGCTGCCTCAGATTCCGTTAAAGAACAAGCTTTGGTGACTGCTACGACAATGCTGGACAATTTGATTTGGACGGGCTATGCCGTGAGCGACTCTCAGCTCTTAGCTTTCCCAAGATACGGTGACTATTTTGATCCGCGAGTGGGTGCAGACGTCATTTTAGAATCTGACGTAGTACCCACCAGAATCTTGAAAGCTACATATGAGCTTGCTTATCATTTAATCTTAAATACTGGTTTATTGGATGATTCCGGAACCGTTCGAAATATCGTGGTCAGCACAATTCGACTTGATAGAGTAGAGAAAGCTTCGGAATTGCCGCCCATTGTCAATAACTTCATCACGCCTTTGTTGAAAAACAGAGGAGCTGTACATTGGTGGAGGGCTAACTAATGGGTTATGCAGGACTGGTTCGCACTAACGTGGGTTTGGCTTTTGACATGCTGGGAGACTTAGTCGGAGACGTTATATTCCACAGGAATGACGTTTCAGGTTTTGATTTCAGCACCAAGCAAAACGTCACTGCACCGGCCGTCAGTACGACGGTTCAAGCTATTGTTCAACTCTCTAAGAAACAGAGTAAAAAGAGAAATGTCGTGAACAAGAGTTTGTTGTTGCAAACAGTAGATCTGCCGGATGTTACGTCTTATGACACCGTGGAGATTTCAGGTCAAATTTGGAATGTGGGAAAACCCATTCTGGATGACGGTTACGTCGTGACTTTAGAAATTTACAGGGAGGTCTGATATGGGTAAGTTTACCGATGTCGAGACTGACGTCTTTTCAGTATTTGCAAGCGCGGCTTGGATTACCGAATCAATCAGTACATATCCAGCAAACCATATTATAGAAAACGATGGTAATGAGTTTATAAGAGTATCAATTATTCCAGGAGGTGAGGGCGTGAACCTTCATTCTGTATCTGGTCAACTTATAGTAGATATATTTACATCTGCGGGAGAAGGTCCTTCTAGGATCTCCGCCATAGCAGACATAGTGGATTCGTATTTGAGCGGGAAAACCTTCAAAGCTTCCGGGAAAACTTCACAGTTTCATTCCGGTGCACTGGGCAATGCTCAGGTTGATGAAGACAACCCGTCTCTTTACAAAGCCATTTACTCAATTTCATTTAATTACTTTGGAGTTTTATAATGACACACATTAGTTCTATTGGTGCATCAATGTATACTGACCTTTCAGTATCAACTGCGAACGCACCTGCAACGTACGACCAATCCGGCTTTGAAGCGTTATACTTGAGCGAAGATACCGATTTCTATCGTATCAAAAACGTTCGAGAATTCCCTTCAATCGGCACACCGCCTAACATCGTGAACGTTCCAGTTTTCGGCCAAGCAACTTCTCAACAAGTGCAGGGTCAAGCGGACGCTCCTACCATGGAAATTCAGGTCAACTACATCGCCACAGATTGGGCGGACGGTAGTGATTTGGGTGATTTGGTCGGTGACGGTAATCAGTATTGCTTCCGTTTCACTCTTCTGAATGAGCTGCCACCAGGTTATGGCGCAGTTGATACGGAAATCGGTGGCATAGTGGCCGATGCAGTGCAAAACACTTCTTACTACTTTGTGGGAAAGGTTGAAGCACTACAGGTAAATCCACAGCTGACAGACGCATCCACGGCTACTCTGACTATTTCTGTCCAGTCAGACACCTACGGTGCTTACACTTTCACGTCTTCTACATAATCGTAGTTTGAATTGGAGAGGGGGCTTACCTTGACGAAGGGGTGGTCTTAAATGAGGTTGACTTATCCGCCCTCTTCTTTTTTAAAATGACAGAGCAATCACGCAATCCTTTTAGCATGTCTTATGTATTGAAGGCCACGGCTAAAAATATGCGCAGAAGTATCAACATCAGCATTTACAAAACCTTTGACAGAGTGGAAGAGTTTGCCGATGATAGAGAGAAATCCGAAGAGGTCTTGAAGACTCTATCCGTTTTACATACAATGAGGAAGCAATTAGATGACTTCCAAAATCAAAATTCAGAAAAATTCACGGGAGAATAACGTGTCCGAAGATATAAAAGAGAATAGTATTAGAGCTTTGCTTTCAAAGCGAATCACCAAAAAAGTACCGTTCATGGGTACAAAGATTGATATCCAAAAGCTGACAGTGGCGGAAGTTATGGAAATCCAGGAACAAGCCAAGAGTGTTAGTGCTGATGAAACAGATGAGTCTGGTTTTGCGTCTTTGCGAAACGTAATCAGATTGGGTAATTTGGACGCAGCGGAATTGACAGATGAAGAATTTGACATGATGCCTTTGGGCGAGATTGTGAATCTCTCTAATGAAATCATGAAGTTCTCGGGTATTGACCCAAACGAAAGAAAGTAGTCCTTTCTGACACAGACATGGTAATTCATGAGGTTGCTTCGGTGTTGGGTAAATTCACCACTGAAGTGCGTCATGAAATGCACTATGACGAGTTGTTAGAATGGATGGCCTACTTCGAGAAGAGACCGTTCGGGTGGCGAGAAGATGATCGTACTTATAAAATAATGGCTTCTTTTGGAATGAAAGCTAAACCGGAAGATGTTTTTGAAAGCTTGAGATCTCTAAGAGCAGTCAGAGAAGAAGAAGCCGGTACAGGTAAAATGTCCATGCGTAATTTGAAAAATTCTTCAATGTTTCGTAAAATGGTTTCGGCCAAAGGTGGAGACAAAATCGATTATGACAAAGACAACGATAAAAGTAAAGGGAGTCAGTAAGGCAATTAAAAACCTTAGAGCTGACTTCAAAAAGGAACTGAAAGTTCGTAAGCAAGTAGTCCTGAAGGGCTTCTTGCAAGACTTACGAGAAGAAACTCCTGTAGATACAGGCAGAGCCAGAGATGGTTGGTATATTACCAAATATGATATAAGGAATGATGTTGAGTATGTCTCAATGTTGAACAACGGAACAAGCAAGCGACCAGGAACACATTTCATAGAAAAAGCGGTATTGAAAAATAGTAAAGTGAAGCCTAGTGGTATCATTGTAAGAACTAAATAAAACACGCCCCACTCCCCAGTGGGGCTAAAATATTAATAGGAGACTTGAGTATGTCCGGTGTTATTGTAGGTGTAGATGCAAAAACAAGCAAGGCGGAACGCGATCTTCAAAAAGTGGCAACCTCTTTAGACAATATTGAGAAATCCGCCTCTCGCGCATCCAAAACACTGAGTCGTGCTTTTGTTGGATTAGGTTCAGCTATCGCAGCCAGTGTTTCTATAGGACAGATCGGTAAGATAACGTCCGACTTTGTACAACTGGGTAACCAGATAGCTGTAGTCACGGGGAGAACAAAAGAGTTAGGCTCAGTTCAACGCTCTCTCTTTAAAGTGTCGGAGCGGACAAGAGGCTCGATAGAGAACACTGTGAAAACATTCGGCAGCTTCGGTCGTGCTTTACGCGGTCAAGGTAAGAGCACCGAGGACTTGCTGATGGTTACTGAACTGGTTCAAAAATCTATAGCTCTGTCTGCAACCACTTCAGCTGCGGCTTCGGGTTCCATCATGCAATTGGGTCAAGGTTTGGCAGCAGGTGCGCTACGTGGCGAAGAATTGAATTCCGTGTTGGAAGGCATGCCGCGTCTGGCCTTCGCCATAGCTGACGGTCTAGGCATATCGCAAGGATCTCTAAAGAAATTGGGTGAAGCAGGTTCGCTGTTAAGTGATCAAGTTTTTGAAGCAATTTTAAGTCAAGCAAGTCAAATTAATAAAGAGTTTAAAGACATAATTCCGACAGTAATGCAAGCCAAAGCACAGCTGGGCGACGGTCTTAAAATTTATATAAGTGAGTTGGACAAAGGCTTAGGGCTCTCCGAAGGTATGAGTAAGAAGCTGCTAGGCTGGAGCAAGGCAATTCGTAAAGCTGCTGAGAGTGCGTTTTACCTGGGTACTCGTTTCGCGTATCACATCGCCAAGATAAAAGGTGAAATAGGGCAACTGGCAAAGCCTTTCGCCAAACTCGCGATAGCCGTCAAAGATCAATTTCTTCAGATTCTACCACGCGGCTTTTTAACATTTACTTTCAGCGGCGTCGTTAGAGACACCATCAGAGCACTGGATAAAGAGAGCGGCGGGTTTATACAAGCTTGGAATCAATTCAAATTCATCGACATCGTACGAATCGAGAGTGATGTGGAGCTTGCAATCAGAAGTCTGCGCCGTTTGAACCCTAAGTATTGGGCGGCCTCCGGTTTTGACGTTCTGTCCTTCGCTGAGTTTTTCAGTCTGGATAACCTGTTTGCCTACGGAAGAGCATTCAAAGAACTGGCTAACGCAATCGCAGAACAGACAAATTCAACGGCTTCGTCATTGAAAGAGTTCGCCATAGCAGTCGATTTCGGCATTACGCGAACACTGCAATTTCTAAGTATAATTCCAGAAACCTTGGTCATGTTCAGACCAGGACAATGGCGCTCCTTGATGAAAACCATGATTGATTTGATAAGAGGTGTCGCCGCCGTCTCTGTGAGTTTTTGGAGACTGGATAGACTAATCTCAGATGCTCTTTTCCCGTCGATAGAAGGCGTTTTCGCTGCACTGGGCGAAGCGGTGGCTAAGCTCTACGCTGCCATTCTCGATGTATACTTTATCGATTTGACCATTCAGAAAATAAAAGGTTTCGGCAAAGCTGTAATCGCTGTTTTCTTTGAAATATATGACGCTGTCATAGGTAATTCTTGGTGGACAGACACCATGTCTTCCGTTTTTGAATTGGCCGATGCTGCTTTTTCTGGAACACTGGCTTTGATGAGAAACTTCGGAGAAACTCTGGTTAGCGGTTTTCGAACCATTCGTGAGATGACCGTGAAAGATTGGCGAGCCGTAGGTACTGTGCTTGCAACCTCTCTAGTTTCTATAGTACCGTTAACACTAGGCATTCTAGGAAGAATCGTTCGAGGATTCACAACAGCTTTCGTAGGGTTGTCCACAATCGTAGGTGCTGCTTGGTTGAAAGCTTTCGAAGAAATAATTGACGTCAGTCCGTCATTCTTGTCGAAACCTTTGCGCGCGATAGCAATTTTCGGGATCGGTGTAATCAGTATTTTCGCCACAATAGGCAATTCCATCGGCAATACCATCGCTGATATACTGCTGACATTGTCCAGTTTCGCCTGGAAGATAATAAAAATAACTAGTGGATTAGTTGTGATCCTGGGTGTGGCTGTTCGGCAGATGTTTGAAGAGCTTCGACTTTCACCCGTTGATGCGATACACGATTTTGGAAAAATGATAGCCGGAGCCCTATTGGCAACTGGCGTTTTGTTGGTCAAGACTGCACAAGTCACAGTGGCAGATATTACAGACATTTTCGTTAGGGCTTTTGAAAGCCTTGCGCACGTATTGCGAATTACTTGGGGCACAGTGCTAGGCAGTTTAGCCACGCTGAGTCCGGATTTCTTACAAGGAACTGTCATAAAAATAGCACTAGTGGGTGATGCTTTAATGCAACTCTTGACCCTTCTAGGATCATCATTGGGATACGGATTGAGTTTTGTCATAAGAAACCTCAGCGAGCTGGTGTTGGTGATGGTAACGTTGGCCGCCAAGGGTATAGGGGCTTTGGTTGACCGAATAAGTGAACTGGGCTCAGATCTCATAAGCAAAGCTCTTAAGAGAGTAGTGGCTTTCGGTGAGGGCGTCGTGAGAGTGTTTTTCAACATTTACGACGAAGTAATAGGGAACTCTTGGTGGACAGACACCATTGAGGCAGTGGTTTCCACTTCCAATTCGCTGTGGGATAGAACGAAAAGAGGACTAGATTCGTTTGGGCGGAATACCGTGAAAATGTTCAGAGGCGTTTATGATAAGATTTCCAGCAGAAAGTTACTCAGATTCGATCTCTCTGAAATGCTTTTCAAGAACACCTTTTCACGTTCCGGTGCTTCAAAAGTCTTTGCGGGAGTAACCGCGTACTTTAAAAATCTGTATACTGAG